AGGCGCAGAACGAGCCGGCCAAGGAGAACGCCTTTCGCCAGTTCCGCTGCAACCAGTGGGTCAGCCAGGTCACGCGCTGGATGCCGCTGCACCTGTGGGACGCCTGCACCCAGCGCCTGATCACCGAGGAGGCGCTGAAGGGCCGCCGCTGCTTCGGCGGTCTGGACCTGGCCGCGACCACCGACCTGGCGGCCGTGGCGTGGTTGTTCGAGCCGGAGGAGGAGGGCGAGCCCTTCGACGTGCTGTGGCGCTGCTGGACGCCGGAGGCGCAGATCCCCCACCTGGACCGCCACACGGGCGGCCAGGTCTCGGTCTGGGCGCGGGAGGGCCACATCACGGTGACCGACGGCGACTGGATCGACTACGACACCATCTTCGAGCAGGTCAGCGCGGACGCCGACCGCTTCGACGTGGTGACGCTCGGCTACGACCCGTGGAACTCGACCAAGACGGTGCAGGACCTGATCGAGGGCGGCATGGACGTGGCCGAGGTGCGCCAGGGCTTCCGCACCATGAGCCCGGCCATGAAGGAGCTGATGCGCCTGGTCAAGATGCGCGGGCTCAACACCGGGGCCAACCCGGTGGCGCGCTGGAACGTCGACAGCCTGGAGGCCAAGCAGGACGCCTCGGAGAACCTGCGCCCGGTCAAGCCGGAGCGCGACAAGACCGGCAAGCGCATCGACCTGATCGTGGCGCTGCTGGACGCGGTCTACTGCTGGACACAGGACGCACGGGAGGAGGAGGTCGAGGTGTGGGCCGCCTACACATGAGACGCTTCGAGCTGCACCGCGACGAGGACGCCAGCGGCATCAGCGGGACCGGCGTCGTGGCCGAGGGGGTGGCCTTCGGGGACGGCTCCGCGGCGCTGCGCTGGCGGACCTCGGTCCGCTCCACCGCCGTCTACACCTCGATGTCCGACGTCGAGCACATTCACGGTCACGGGGGTCGGACCCGTATCGTGTGGCTCGACGCCGACGACGGAGCGGAGCGCGCGTGAACCACCGCCTGGTACTGGCCGTGATCTGCGGCGTGATCGGCGGCTGCCTCCTGACCGTGGGGGCCGGGCTGATCCACACCGGCCTCGCCATCATGGTCGTCGGGGGGCTGCTGCTGGGCTTCGCCCTGCTCGGCCTGGACGTCACGCCGCCGCGCGTCACGCGGGACGGCCGCACGCTGCGGAGGTCTGACCGGTGAACGCCCTCCAGCTCCTGCGCTCCGCGCTCGGCACCGAGACCCGCTTCACGATCGACGACTACGCGCAGTGGATGCAGGAGTCCTTCCTGCACGGCGGGATCGCCTACGGCACCGGGCTCCAGACCACGCTGGGCAGTCCCGAGTCCCCGGGCGAGAGCATCGAGGAGCACAACTTCGCCGGGCGGGTGCGGACCGCCTACAAGAGCAACGGCGTGATCTTCGCCTGCCAGGTGGCGCGGATGCTGGTGTTCACCGAGGCCCGCTTCGCCTTCCGCAAGTACCGCAACGGCCGTCCGGGCAGCGACCTGACGGCGAGCGACGCGCTGGAGCCGCTGCGCCGCCCGTGGCCCAACGGCAACACCGGCACGCTGCTGGCGCGCGCGCTCCAGGACGTGGACATCGTCGGCAACTTCTTCGGCCGCCGGGCCATCGTCAACATGGACAACGTCCTGCTGGAGCGCCTGCGCCCGGACTGGGTGGTCATCCAGTGGGGCCTGCGCCCCGGCCTGGCCGCGCCGGTCGTGCTCGGCTACCTGTACTGGCCGGAGGGGCCGAACGGCGACGCCGACCCGATGGCGCTGAGCGTGGACGAGGTCGTGCACTGGGCACCGATCACCGACCCGGAGGCCAAGTTCCGCGGCATGAGCTGGCTGACGCCGATCGTGCGCGAGACCCTGTCCGACTCCGCCGCGAGCACGCACAAGCTGAAGTTCTTCGAGAACGGCGCGACGCCGAACCTGGTCATCAGCTATGACGCCAACGTCAAGCAAGACCAGTTCATGCGCATGAAGGCGGCCATCGAGGCCGAAACGCGCGGCCTGGACCGCGCCTACCGCACCCTGCACCTGGGCGGGGGCGCGGACGTCACGCTGGTCGGCTCGACGCTCCAGCAGATGGACTTCAAGAACGTCCAGGGCCACGGCGAGACCCGCATCTGCGCAGCGGCGCGCGTGCCCCCGGTCATCGTCGGCCTGAGTGAGGGCCTCCAGGCGGCCACCTACAGCAACTACGGCCAGGCCAGGCGGCACTTCGCGGACTCCTGGGCGCGCCCGATGTGGCGCTCCGTCGCCGGGGCGCTGGAGACGATCATCGACGTCCCGGCCAACAGCGAGCTGTGGTACGACGCCAGCGACATCAGCTTCCTCCAGGAGGACCGCAAGGACGCGGCGGCGATCACCCAGGTCCAGGCCGCGACCATCGCCAACCTGGTGCGCGAGGGCTTCACGCCGGAGTCGGCCGTCGCCGCGGTCCTCAACGAGGACCTGAGCCTGCTGGTGCACACCGGCAAGGTCAGCGTGCAGCTCACCGACCCCAACGCCGAGCCGGAGCCGGAGCCCGAGGAGGTGCCGCCGGAGCTGGCCGAGGAGGTCGAGACCGACGGCGAGGAGGCCGAGGAGGAGGAGGCCGAGGACGAGCGCGCGCACTACCGCCACGTCACCGTGCGCACCGTCGGGCGGCCCTCACCGCATCGGGATGCCGCGGTCCGAGCGGTCACCCTGCGCCCTGACCGCTACACCCGGCCGGTGCGCTGACCCTTGACCGGCCGCCCGGCGTGGCATCATGCTGCCAGAACCGAGAGCGCGAGCAGGAGACCTTCGATGACCCTCGACCGGAGCGCCCCCCGCGAGGACCTGATCCGCATGGGCGGCAGGTTCGTGACCGACCGCAGCACTCTGGACGGGGAGCGCGTCGTCGTGCTCCGCGCCGACGATGAGGTGGACCCGGCCGCCGGGCGGCTGATGTTCGGCTACGCGGCCGTCTTCGACACCTGGACCGAGATCGACTCCTGGGAGGGCACCTTCAAGGAGCGCATCGCCAAGGGAGCGTTCCGCAAGTCGCTGGACCTTGACCGTGACAACATCCAGGTGCTGTTCAACCACGGCTTCGACTTCTCCATCGGGGACAAGCCGCTGGGCAAGCCGCGCGAGATGAGAGAGGACAAGGACGGCCTGTACGTCGAGGTGCCGCTGAGCCGCACGTCCTACAACGAGGACATCATCGCGCTCCTGCGTGACGGCGCGCTGCGCGGCATGAGCTTCCGCATGACCATCAAGCGCGACGAGTGGGAGCACCTGGAGGAGGACGACGACCGCATGCCGGAGCGGACCATCAAGGAGGTCAAGCTCTGGGAGTTCGGGCCGGTCACCTTCCCCGCCTACGAGGCGACAAGCGCGGGCGTGCGCGCGCACGCGCGGGACGCCTACCAGCGCTACCTGGAGGCGCGCCAGGCGGAGCAGCGCGAGGTCATCGAGATCCAGTACGAGGGCCGCACGCTGCGCGCCCAGCTCCTCAACGGCTCCCTGCGCAGCGAGTCCTCCACCGAGGAGCCCGCCGAGCCCGCCGCCAAGACCGAGGTCAACGTGCCGGAGCCGACCGAGCCCGCCGAGCCCGAGCCGGAGGTCGACACCCTGGATGACCCGGAGGACGAGAACGAGCGCGCCCGGGTCGAGGCCTCCATCGAGCGCGAGCGCAAGTACCGGCGCGAGATCGAGTACGACAAGGTGCGCGAGCTGGCGGGCAAGGAGCTGGAGCTGGCCGGGGGCCGGTACGGGCACCTGTGAGCAGCGCCCTGGTGTGGGTCGACCCGCGGGACGGCTCACACTGGGCCATCGCGATCGACCCGGCTGACCCGGCCTCGGTGGAGTACTGGCAGAGCCGGGACGGCGGCGCGTCCTGGCGGGGGCCGCTGCGCGTCGCTCAGATCGCTTCTGCGGGCCGCGACACCCTGATCCCATATCCGTCCAGGCCCGCGCCCGCAGGTCCCGCCTAGCGTCAAGAGAGGCTTGACACCCGCCCCGCGGAGCGCGCGTGCTTGACGGTCCGGGTCCGTCAGGTACCCTGAGCGCTGCGTAAGGGCAATGGTGCGCGCAGGACTTCGTGGGCCACCCGCACCAAACCCCGAACGAAGCGGACGACGCTCCCGCGCAGGACTTCGTGGGCCACCCGGAGGCGTCCCGACGGCGCGCAGGACCTCGTGGGCCACCCGCCGGACACCTTCCGCACCACTCAACAGGAGGGTCCGTCGTGACCTACCGTGAGATCGTTGAGCGGCTCCAGACCGTCCGGGACGACATCGCTCGTCTCCACGTCCGCAGTCAGAGCCGTGAGGGCCTAGAGGCCGAGGACCAGCAGCGCTGGGACGACCTCAACACCGAGTTCCACACCCTGATCGACCGCAAGCGCGAGCTGGAGCGCCAGGCCGACATGCTCGCCGTCGAGCAGGCCGACATCGACTCCCGCGCTGGCGGCGCACGCCAGGTCCGCCACGAGGGTGGCATCGACCGCGGCGTCGCCCGCACCCCGACCGGGGGCGTCGACATCGACCGGGACATCCTGGGCGAGGTCGACAGCATCGAGGACGTCCGCACCACGATGCGCAACCCCTGGAACACCGACTCCATCCGCCTGGGCATGTCGCCCCGGGCGCACGCCGCGGAGCTGCGCGCCCGCGCCATGAGCGCGATCGAGCAGATGCCCGGCACCAACGACGCGCGCCGCAAGACGATGACCGACCTCATCGAGAAGTTCGAGACGGTCGACGCGCGGCTGAGCCAGCTCTGCCTGGCCACGTCCTCGCCCCACTACCTGCGGGCCTTCGCCAAGCTGGCGCAGACCAACGGCAAGAGCGAGGTCCTCAACGCGGAGGAGCGCGCCGCCGTCGAGCGCGCGATGTCGCTGACCGACGCGGCCGGTGGCTACCTGGTGCCGTTCCAGATCGACCCGACGGTCATCCTGACGTCGGACGGCCTGGAGTCCGAGATCCGGCAGCTCGCCCGCAAGGTCGTTGCCACCGGGGACGTCTGGCACGGCGTGAGCGCCGGGGCCGTGAGCTGGAGCTTCGACGCCGAGGCGGCGCAGGTCAGCGATGACACGCCGACCTTCGGTCAGCCCACGGTGACCGTCCGGACCGCTCGGGGCTTCGTCCCGATCAGCCTGGAGGCCTACCAGGACGAGGCCAACGTGGCCCAGACCGTCGGCACCCTCCTCGCGGAGGGCAAGGACGAGCTGGAGGCGCAGGTGCTCGTGGACGGCATCGCGGGCAACAACGAGCCGGTGGGTCTGATCAC